AACTGTGCCCAGTCAGATACATCCGCCCGCTTGTACAGAACCCAGGGGATATCCTTTATCAATTCACCCAGTGCACGGGGTTTGCCGACAAAAAGGAGGTTGTCGTATTCATCCCACGCCGTCCCGTGTATATCGGTCTGCATCCGAAGGATCAGCTTGCGGATAGGGTCCACATGCTTTCTGGGTATAAGGTCGTAAGACAACCATCCACCCTCGTCTATCCCAAACTGGAACAGGCTGCCTCCCCACCAGGCCGTATCGAGCAGGTCAGAAAGGAAGTCCAGGAACCAGGGGGATTCAAGCATTTCCCCGATGGCTTTGTCCGGCTTGCCGTCACGGCTGAACTCTATCTGCGAAGACAACACGGCCGACTTTCTTTTTTCAAGGACGGAAGAGAGGTGGGTATCGAGCAGAATGGTATCATACAAGTCGTATAACCTGGCACGGTTCGGAAAATCGATCCGTTCAGCCTCCGTTACGGCCCTCATGTAATGACTGATGTCCACCTGCCAGCGTCTGGCCTGGGTCAATATGATCGTATTCCCACCTGCGGGCTGGTTAAACAATCCGCCGGATGTGATCGGTTTGGTTATGTTTCCGGTTTTGGTTCTCCGTCTTAATTTCTTTTTCATTTGAATCGGTTTTGTTTGCTGTTTATATATCGTTAGAAATGGTTGCATCGTTTCCGGTTTCCCCCGAACAGGTAGGATACCGTCTTATTCTCATCCTGGAGGGTCGGGGCTCCGTTTATCACGACATTGCCTTTCTGTATTCCCTTTAACCACTCCACCGCCCTTTCATAGCGATTTTCCCTCAAAGAAGACATTTTCGCGGGATTGCCCAGCGAATAAATATGGTATACCGCTATATCCAGGCACATCATAAGGATCAGCGGATGCCGTTCTTCGCCTCTGGCGGCGAAGATCCTGTCCACGTCATAACGTCCCGCCATATATGATTTCATTTCCTCTATGGCCCGGTCCTCGCAAATGTCCAGGATCGAATTGTCCTCCCTTGTTATTGCGTCAATGATTTCCCGGTGCACGCTTGCATCATAGTCGTTCGGTTCAATGTACTGCGTCATAATCTATATTTGTTTTTACTTCTGAAAGCCTTTACCGGTATTTTTATCATCGGTTGAAGCTCCAGGCACTTGTTATCAATAATACGTTTGGCCCCCTCTATGCAGTCCGGCCCGTCGGCGGGATATGTCAATTGGAGGTTGAACAGGAGGAACTGTTCCGCAAGGCGGACCATATCCGGATTTTCTTTCTCATCCTGGTTGAAGATGAGACGTCCTTCACGGTTGAGCGGCTCCAGGTTGGCTTCTATGCGGGTGGCTTTTTCCGTTTTCTTCTCTTCATCGGGACGGATATTGATCCGTTTGCCTTTTTCCTCGCACTTTGCTTTAAGAAGGGGGCGGAAAACCTGCTGGAAGAACGGGTCCTGGAGTGAGTTGTTTTCCATATAATGATAGACGGATACTTTCCCACGGACAAAATCGTCCAGAAAGAAATACCAGTCAATAAAATCGGAGTTCAACCCGCGATTTAGGAATCCCTTGATGATATAATATATGCCGTCTTTCTCACCGACCAGCCAAACGGCTTTATAGGAACTTTTCCCCTTCTTGCTTTGTCCCGGTGACGGGTCGCCGTAAACGACAAGAAACTTGAACCGTCCAAGAGGCGGAACCTTCCCCCAATGGAGTTCCTTAAATATTTCCCCCTCACTGACCGGGTTATTGAAATATTCGGTTTGCCCGGATGCCGCACTGATTTTTCCCAGGATTTCATTGATCATTTCTTCCGTGTTCTTCTGGGGCCAGGTACTGTTCCCTTTTTCATCCCGAATATTGACAATGTCCCAATGGTCGGCCATCTTGCCGGCTCTTACGACACAGCAATCCTTTGCAATGATGTTGCCACAGAAAATAATGGTGACCGGTACGGCCGGGTCCCGGGTTCCGTAAACGGCCTTTTCCCAAAAATTCCACATGTCTTTTATACGTTCGGCATTCCTGCACGCTTCGTCGGTATCGAAGTCGTCGACCAGCAACATGTCCGGACGGTAGGATTTGTTTCTCGATCCGCGCGGGGCATTTCCGTAGCCGATGGCCCGGAAGGCCACGTCGCATTTGGTGATAAATTCTTCATCCGTCCATTTTGCTCCGATTTGTTCCCCGTAATAAGCCCTCAGGCGCGGGTTGCTTTCCAGTTCTTTCCTGTACGGATCAAGCAGGCGGACCGCCGCTCCCTGGGTGGCGCTGACCATCATTATATTGTGCTTGCGTCCGATCAGGACCAGGTAAAGCACGATAAACATGACGACGGTACTTTTTGCCAGGCTTCGCGCCCAGGAAAGAACCTCGAACCATTCATCGTTTTTTATGCACCGCCTGATCGCTTTTATATGAAAAGGGGCAAATTCATATTTTGCATATTCAGGAAAGAAAAACGTGATCCATTCCAAAACGTGCGCTTCCAGGTAAGCCCTGTGCTCATCCATTTCTTTCCGGTTCTTATGGATGACGGGGACATCCGCCATCAAGGACTCAAAATAATTTTCCCACCTGCGTAACGCTTCTCTGT